CGCTGAAATTACTCTCCGTTAAATTGAGGAAGAATCCGGGCACTCGGATCGGTTACTGACGTCCATTTGGGCATCCACTTGTATGGAACCACATGATCGTTATCTCCGAAATATTCATTAAATATGTCTTTGTATTTGTGCTCACCAAAGTCTCGGAGGGCATCGACCCATGCATACCCTACGGCATCGCTCATGCCATTCTTTTGGCGCCAACATATCTCGGGAGGGAGAATATCCTCGAAGGCTTTTCTCAAAATATATTTCTCATACCCATCCTTTGGCAATTTCAATTCAGAATTGATTCCGTTCATGACATAATCTATAAATTCACGATCGAAAAAAGGGACCCGAAGTTCGAGTCCATGCGCCGAAGTCGAACGATCAGCCCGCAGAACATCGAACATGTGAACGTCCCGAACGAGTCGGTTCGTTTCGGCTTTGAAAGACGCGACATCAGGGGCCCCGTGAAAATAGAGATAGCCCCCGAAAAGCTCGTCGGATCCTTCACCGCTCAGAATGACACGAATATCAGTATTCTTTTTGATATATTCGCTCAAAAGATACATAGGTATTGATGCTCGTACGGTTGTCGTGTCGAATGTCTCGAGATTCCATATAACATCTGGGATGGCTTTGAGGCCCTCCTCTATCGTAAATAATACCTCTGTATGATTTGAATCTAAAAATTCGGCCATTTTTCGAGCTGCTAAAAGGTCAGGCGACCCATCAAGACCTATGGAGAATGTGTTGATTCTCCCGCCGAGCGCCCTTTTCCCGAGGGCTGCTATGATAGACGAGTCGAGGCCTCCGCTTAGGAAGAATCCGACTGGTCTCTTTGAATTGTAGACTCGAATGAGGACCGATTCATAAAGTATAGTTTTAATGGAAGGATTATGAAGCATTGTAGGAACGTCCCAGTAGTTTGGAGACCAGCACACAAATGAGTCCAACTTTGAGTCGTATAAATGACCCGGGGGGAAAATATTGATGTTTCTCCCAAGGTGCGTGAGTGCTTTCATCTCGGAAGCAAAAGAGATTCCTTGTGATGAACGGCAGTAAAAAAGAGGCCGAACTCCCACTGCATCACGGGCGGCCCATGTCATCTCGCCATCGGTCACTATGAAAGCAAAATCGCCTCGGAGAATATCACAGGTATGAAAAAGTCCATGTTTTTCTATCAAAGGAAGTATGACTTCACAATCAGACCCTTTAGGATCTCCTCCAAACTCGGTATGGTTATATATCTCTGCATTCGCTATCAGATATTTTCCGTTGCGTTCAAAAGGCTGATGGCCGACGGGTCCGAGACCATTGATCGCAAGTCTCCAGAAAAGAAGGTGCGTATTTTTCACACAAACTTCATTGAAAAAATCAGGTCCACGATGGGACAATGCGTTTTTTTGGGGAGGTTTCTGTCCTGCAAAAATCCCACACATATATAGAATGTATATAAATAATCTTTAAATATATAAGATGTGGTACCAAACTTTTGACGCTGCATTTTGGCTGACGATGGCTGGTATCGTTTCGGGTCTTACAGGTTTGGCCCTCAATTCTTGTTTAAAATCTAGATGTCGTTTGGTCCGGTGCTTCGGGTCAGAATGTGTTAGGGATGTCGAACTTGAAGATCGGGAGGCTTTACAAGGGATAAATTCGGTTCACATCGTATAAAGAGCATATGGAAGGACACCATCCTACTTTCTCTGAATTTTGGTTATAAAATACAGGTTTCCAGTTGGGTAAGTTTCGGGTTGCTGTCAGATTTTTTATTGAGTCATCTATGAAAATATAATTAATTTTGTCTGAAAATTGAGAATAAGATTTTTGGTCCGGTTTATAATGACCTGGACATACCCATGAGACGTCAGGGCCGAGAGAGGAGGCGACGGGTCTCGCCCAGCGTTCTGGTGCGTTTGTAAAAAGGGTCACCGGTCGCTCGAGATCTCTGACGTCTCTACCAAATTCTTTATGGTCCAGGACATCATATAGATGTGATATGAGACTATCATCGTATACTTTATCTATAAAATCACTCGTATCTATTCGAAAGGCTCGTTCGAGGCCCACTGCTGGGTGGCCATGAACGAGCTGCAGAATTCTGGTCGTCTCGGCCGGCCGAGATTCTGGGAGTTTTTGCCTGACATATCGTATCCAGTTATCCTTGACGTGACCCAAAAGTCTCTCGTCCCTGATAACTACGCCATCTATACCCAAGAGTAACATATATCATACATTGGCATTTAAAAATATTACAATGCGCTCGGGTCACTGCGTCCACGAGGCCTGCGAAGCCCGATGATGAGAATATTCTATGAATATTATAGCAATGGTGAATGTCATTTTCATTCCCGCACTCGTTGTCGCCCTTTTGTCATCTTTTGAAATAATTATAAAAAAACATCTTGTCGAGAAAATGAGTCACAAGATGATGGTGGTCACTGGATCTCTCTTTTATTTCATTTTCTGTCTCGTATATATAGGGTGGCATCGAAATGAGCTCCAGAGTGAGATAAAGGCTCTTGGGGTACCTATTATTCTTACTATGATTTTTGCGACCATGTTCGGTTTTGCCGCAAATATACTTGGTCTAGCGATCATGAGATACGAGCAGATCTCTATCGTCACTGCGCTCATGTCAACCGTACCTCTTTTCGTGGCGGCTCTCGCGGTCCTCGTGCTCAATGAGGCTCTGGCCCGAAGGCACATTGCCGGAATTGGCGCAATAGTCGGTGGTATTTTTCTACTGAGTTAATAGTTCGATGTAATAAAGATATACATATCGTATATGCTAGAATGGCACTCAATGTTACCCGTCTCTTTCCGACAGCTTCTCTTCCGACCCGCGGCTCGGCCGGAGCGGCAGGTTATGACTTATTCAGCGCTGATAATTATGTCGTCCTACCAGGCCGTCGCGTGGTCGTCTCGACTGGAATCGCGATCCAGCTCCCCCCCGGAACTTACGGACGTGTTGCGCCTCGCTCTGGACTCGCCGTGAAGCACGGTCTTGATACGCTCGCGGGAGTGATCGATCCAGATTATACTGGAGAGATCAAGATCGTCCTCCAGAATCTGGATGACAAGCCCTTCGTCATTCGACCTGGGTATAGAATTGCTCAGCTGATTCTTGAAAATTTTACGATCGCTGATATTGTCGAGGTCGTGTCACCGCCCCCCGCTACCGAGCGCGGGGAGGACGGGTTTGGGTCGACCGGCAATTAGGGCTTCCTTGGCCCTTACCGCCTTTTGTGAATATCCTTCATTTTTGTAAGAGGTGCGTTTCGATTCGCGCTTGCTCTGAGGCTCCATACGTTATAAAGGCAGCAAACGTTTACTTATAAATGAACTTCCAGGCGATTGCTTGGAACGGACAAGATCAGGACGACCAATTTACGATCCGTATTTTTGGTCGGTCTGCGAATGGAACATCGGTCTCTCTCGGAACAAAGTTTAATCCGTTTTTTTACGTAAAAAACGCACGTTCAGTTCGGGAATTTATAAAAGAAACTTTCTGGAGAGGACTTGTATCGTGCCAGGACGTCCAGGCAAGAGATGTGTGGGGGTTTCAGAACGGAGAACTTTCTCACTTTTTGAAACTTGAATTCAAGTCTCAAAAGGCTCTGAGAAATTGTGTCTATTCGATAGAAAACAACAAGTTCATAGAGCTCAGGGCCTGCAAGGTATACGAGGGAAACATAGATCCGGTCCTTCGTTTCATGCACGTATCTGGAATTTCATCGACCGGGTGGATAGATCCGGGCCTGTGTGAACCTGACGCTGAGACAACTTGTGAAGTAAATCTATGGGCTCCGAATTGGCGCTTCATCCAACCCATTACACGGGATGATGTCGCTCCTTTTCGGGTCATGTCCTTTGATATTGAGTGTTATTCGAGTACGGGCGCCTTTCCTGACCCTAAAAATCCAAAAGATGTCGTGTTCCAGATCGGTATGACGACTCGAGCCTTTGGAAGTGATGAATTTATAGATCGCAAATGTCTGTGTCTCAAGGAGACGGCCGGTCATGAAAGTTTTGCGACCGAGACGGATCTTTTGAAGGCTTTTGAGGTATATCTACACAAGATGGATCCGGACATTATTACGGGCTGGAACATCTTTGGTTTTGATCTCGAATATCTGATTGTTCGGGCAACAGTTCAATGCGGACTGAGCCCGGTATGGGGGCGGGTCAAAGGTGTAGTTTCTGAACTCGTAGAGAAGAATCTGTGTTCGAGTGCGCTCGGAAATAATCAGCTCAAAATGGTTCCTATGGTTGGACGTTACGTCTTTGATCTCTTTCAGGATGTGAAGCGCGAGCACAAGCTCGAGTCATATTCTTTGAACAACGTCTCCAAGCATTTTCTTAGTAATGCTCAGAAAAATGATATGCCGGTCCGGGAAATTTTTAGCCGTTTTTCCGAAGGAAACCCCGAGAGTCTGCGCGAGGTCGCCGAATATTGCATTCAGGACACGGTTCTGCCTCATAAGTTGCTCGACCGACTATGTCAAATTCAGAACCAAATCGAGATGGCAAAGGCTTGCTGGGTTCCTCTGGCCTACCTGAGCGAGCGTGGACAGCAGATCAAGGTATTTAGTCAGATGGCTAAAAAGGCTCGCGAACTCAATTTTATTATTCCGACGATTCGGGTGCCAAAGAACAACGCTTTTACCGAAGATGAAGGGTATCAAGGCGCGACGGTCCTCGAGGCTCAGGCAGGTGCGTATTATTCGCCGATCACAGCTCTTGACTTTGCGAGCCTGTATCCGAGCATCATGTGTGCTGAGAATCTTTGTTACTCGACTTTGGTTATGGATCCTAGATACGACAATCTTCCGGGGGTGACCTACGAGCAGTTTGGACCGCATCGATTCGCGCAAGCCCCCGCGCCTTCACTTTTGCCAGTCATCTTGGCTGACCTCAAGGCGTTTCGTAAAAAAGCTAAGAAACTCATGGCCCAAGCAGAAGGAACTCCCATGGAGGCTATTTATAACGGCCAGCAATTGGCTTACAAAATTAGTATGAATTCAATTTATGGATTTACGGGCGCGTCGAAAGGTATGCTTCCACTCGTGGCCATAGCGAGCACGGTGACTATGCGTGGCCGGCAGATGATTGAGGAAACAAAGAATTACGTCGAAGAGAACTTTCCGGGGGCTAAAGTGAGATATGGTGACTCGGTAATGCCAGAAACTCCTGTGATCGTGAAAATAAACGGAACTATTAAACCTGTTAAAATTGAAAACTTAGCAACTGTTTGGGAGTCATATGAAGGATTTCTTAAGGATGGATCAGACAAAGAATCTTCTGAAATACATAACGTCGAGGCGTGGACGCATCAAGGATGGAAGCCCATCAAACGTGTTATTCGGCACAAATGTCAGAAGAAGATCTATCGTGTGCTTACGCATACTGGCGTTGTTGATGTAACTGAAGATCATTCTCTTTTGGATCGAGAAGTAAATCTTTTGAAACCGAAAGATTTGATGATTGGTCAAAAACTATTTCACTCTTTTCCTACGATGACAGATTTTGTAAATACCACAAGTCAAAATTCACTTTTCGTTATAGGAATGTTTGTTGGGGACGGTTCGTGTGGTGCATATCAATCCGCATCTGGGCGCAAGTCGACATGGTGTATAAATAATCAAGATCTCAATCTGTTGAACAAATGCAAGAAAATTCTTGAATCTATGTACCCAGACTTTGGGTTTGTCGTGATGGATACTCTCGAGAGTTCTGGTGTTTATAAACTTAGTCCGAGAGGAAATTTAGTAAAATTTGTTGCGGAATGGAGAGGGTGGTGCTACGACGGCCAGGCAAAAAAAGTTCCAGAATTTGTATTTAGTAATATTGGGTCGAAAAGAGCATTCCTTGATGGTCTATGGGCTTCTGATGGATGTCGACGTGATAACGAGGTTGGAGGGTCTAGGCGCATAGATACAAAGAATCAGATCACTGCCCAGTGGTACTATCTCCTTCTCAGTTCTATGAATTTCAAGGTATCACTGAACACCCGAGGAGACAAGGCTAACATCTTCCGTCTTACGTGGACCGAATCTTCATTCAGAAAAGATCCAACGGCCATCAAGAAGATTGATATACTACACGAGTCCTGGGACGGATACGTTTACGATATCGAGACAGAAGCTGGTACTTTTCAGGCCGGTGTTGGTCAGATGATTGTCAAGAATACAGATAGTGTAATGGTCGAATTCGACGTCCAGGGTCGAAAGGGCCAAGAGGCTATCGATTACAGCTGGATCCAAGGGGAGCTCGCGGCCGAACAATGCACAAAGCTCTTCAAGGCGCCCAATGATCTTGAGCTTGAAAAGGTCTATTACCCATATTTCTTGTATTCCAAAAAGAGATATGCAGCCAAGATGTATGAAAAGGCAAAAGACGGAACGATCGCATTCAAGAAAATTGATGTCAAAGGTCTACAGGTTGTCCGACGGGACAGTTGTCCCTTTGTTCGCGAGACGCTCAAGAAACTCCTGGGAATGATTCTAGACTCGAGCGATCCTCGGCCGGTCATTGAATCGGCCCGGCAGGCTGCCCGGGAACTTGTGCGGGGCCAGGTTCCCGTCGAAAAATTGCTGATGAGCAAACAGCTCGGTTCTGACTACAAGGTTCCGCAGCCGCATGTGAACGTCAGAGACAAAATCAAGAGCCGAGCGCCGGGTTCTGAACCGCAGCAGGGAGATAGGGTCCCTTTTTTGATCGTCAAGGGGCCTGGAAAGCTGTACGAAAAGGCCGAGGACCCTACTTGGGTCCAAGAGAGGAACTTGGCGCTCGACTTTGAGTATTATTTCAGTAATCAATTTAGAAAACCGGTTCAGGATCTTTTGGAGCCTCTCGTCAGCGCAGATCAGGTGTTTACCAAGTCGTTCTTTGAAGAAAAAAAGGCTCTCGACCGCAAGGTCTCTTCTACAGAGGAACTTGAAAAGAGGAAGAAATTCTTGACGATGTTTTCTCGAGCCTTAAAAGTAAAAGACGTTCAATAAGTAATGGAGCAGCAGATCCTCGAGCTCATCGAGGAAGAGGTGACGCGTCGGGTCGCGCTCCGATCAAATTTGATTCTCGAACGTATATCAACTATATATGACTTGCCCCTCGATAGGCTCGTGAAGGATATCACAGGTCTTGAATGCACGTTCTGTCGCGGTATCTTGAAGAACAAAAAGAGGTGTCTCAAAAATCCTCAAGATAATGGATTTTGCAAGTTTCACCAGTCTCAGGTTCCGGTGATTAATAATACTCGCGAAAGAATCGAGGCCCCTTGGCAAATGTAATAACTTAGAGAGATTCAGACTAGTATATGTAATGTCTAAGACTGATATCTTGCTTGCGAGTCTCACTAAATTTTATGAAATTCCCGAGAATCGCGAGCAACTCCACTCGATTCTCGGGAAGGGTTCTGGACCTTCTCTGCGTAAACTCGAATGGTTCGTCACAAACTATTCAAAAATGAATCATGTCTCTTTCATGGCCCCGAACGGGAAGATGTTTACCGTCCATGTAGCCTACAAGTCGAGTCTGGATGGCTACTCCAAAAAGCTGTTCGACCCTTTTTGCCGGACAGAGCGCATCGAGTTTCAGGGTCTGAAGACGACATGCGGACAACTCAATTTTTTGAGATGGATCATGACAAACGGTATAATTGATGCCCTTAAATCAGCGGAACAGCGGCAAACCCTCCTTCAAATGTAAGAAGGGAATACCCATAATAAAAAACATACAAATTGTATCCATTTGCAATTTCAGTCGTGTATTGTGGAAGAAATTTAATTGTAAGAGAGGTTGTATGAGAGTTTAACTTTCCGAAATTTAGATAGCCACCCTCGTTGTATTCTTTCGGACTGAGACCGAATGAATACATGTAGATATCTTTAGACGGGACACTTAATGAGTGGTCCATGGGCTGCTTGAATGTATAATAAAGAGATCCCTGAAAATTGCTACAAATATCCACGTTATCCAGAGTTATCTTCATGGTGGACACGACATCGACATAATTTACATTTCCAGAAGGAAATTGAAGAACCTCTGGTATGTTTATGTATTGGGTCGAATACCCATAATTGTATCTATTGTTGTATTGGAGCTTATTCTCATCGTTTTCGTATCGGATATTTCTAAAAAACCAGGTGATGAGCTGTACCGGATAATTGCCCGACAAGTCTATGACGGTGCTCGGCGTGTTGTAGGTCTTGGCTGCATTCTTCAAGACTCTGTTGACTATGAAATTTCTTTTTGTATTTTGATAAAAAATTTTTTCTGAATTTTCAAGTAAAATTTCTTCTGTTATGAGGGATGCGTTTCCAAAGTCTAGGGTGGGGTCGTTCGTGTTCGACCACCATGTGTTCGAATTGAAGGTAAACCGAATGTAGAGTTTCTGGTTCCACATGGCGCATGCAGGAAAGTATGGCCGGCTCATTCGGGACCGTTCATTTTTATGATTCGAATGCCTTCGGCAAAAAAAGAATTCCAGAGGTATGACGAGGTTGAGGGGTCCGGATAGGTTGGTTCCGCCGACAGCCTCATAAAGTCCCAATATATCGTCAGTTCCGAGAAAGAGCTGATCCCTAATCTGGTACCAATCGTCGAACAGGGTTTCTATAACGGTCTCATTCGCCATGAGCTCAACCTTTTGTATGATGGCCCTTCCGACGTGATCCGTATAAAAGATACTCGGTGGAAGTGCTGGCAAGGTGACATTTAGATACATATTCGAAAGAAGGTGTCCGAGTTCCGTGGGACGCAGCTCCATAGTGACCGTCTGCCCCTGATAGCACGGGTTTGGATTGGGCAAATCGTAAATTTTTTGGTAAATTGAAAAATTTGTATATCTTTTAAATTCTGGATTCCACCTCGAGCGGGTCATGTCATCTGTGAGAAGGTAGGCCTCTTGGGGTCCTATGGCCTTGAGGGAGAGGATCGATCCCGAACTGAACCCTCGGCCTCTCGACTCTATATACGGATTTTCTTTGAAAATGTCATCTGACACAGTATCACGGTTGAGGGACCGGAGTTTGGGAAAATTTCCAGTGACTAATTTTGGATTAATATTCACATATGTAGCCTTCAAGAACGCACCTGGGACGAACGGCCGTTTCAAAAGTATGGATGGAAATCCTCGAACAAATATCTCAGTCGTGTTATCATCGAGCTGGGTTCCGTCCATTGGACGGAAGACGCCGTCTGACACGATCATGGGACCCTGGTAGGTGGGCAAGTTCAGGGCGATCCATTCTCCCGCGGGCGGCTCAATTTTGTATTTAAATTGTATATAACCGTTCACGGTCGTGTAGGACCCGAACAGGGCAAACTGATTTTCTTTATTTGGGGGATTTATAATGGCTTTTTCTACGTTGTGAGCATCTTCTATACTCTGGTCTGTGTCAGTCCAAAAGGTAAAGGACCAATTATAGTCTTGGTCGGTCTCTCTATTTACACCTGTAATTTCTATCTGGCCTGCTATGCCCGTAAAAAATTGTCCGCGCCAGCCATATTCTACATTCTTGCTCGGCGTATCGGACGTTACGTAGAAGGTTCCCTCTTGGGGTGATGTTACTTGGTAAAACCCATCTACATACATCTATAGATTTGCTAGATTATTCTTCCACAAATCGACCACACTGGTCGCCTTCAGAGCCTCTCGGGCCGCCGCCTTCTGCCGGCACAACTCCACGAGCTTCGCCACCTCTTCCTTTGTATACTGATATGTCTTGATATCGAGCAGCTTCGGCCATATATCCTCCGAATATTTCTCGTGCCTGAGTTGAAGGTGGATGCTCTCAAGTGGGACATTGAAGACGACAATCTTCGAGTGGATCGCTACATCTCGGATGAATCTCGCCTTTTCGGAGAGCCACAGAATTTCAGAGTCAAATTCCTTCAGAAGCCAAGCCTTGCGTTTTTTATACGTATCCAACCGAATACCAATATAGTCTATCAATATATCCTCCGGGCTTGTGTATTTTTTCACGGCTCCGTTCGGCCCGATCAAGTGCATATTCGACGTGTTGATCGTCTTCGTGAGCCCCAGGTCCTTCACTGGATCCCGGCCGGTATATCCCCAGACTCTAAAATCGGGCGTCGTTTCAGTCGAGTGATTCTCAAACTTCTGAATTGTTCCCTTCTCGATCAAGTCGTCGAGATGCTCTTTGAAGTCCTGAATCCACTTTCCAGGGGGCAGCTCGGTGATATGGAGTTGTGAGCCCTCCACGACACACAAGCCTTCCATGACCCATGTGTTATCCTTCGTCTTTGTCATCTTTCCCTTGAAACCCTTGAAATGCGGCACCATTGGGGCCAACGCAACCCTGGAGAGGGCACACTCGATATTGTGTTTTATGACCTCTATATCATATGGCGGAACATATGAGCTAAAACCGGTCCCTATACCTTCGGCCCCGTTCACGAGAATCATGGGAAGGACCGGCGCATAATACTCGGGCTCAACCTGTTGTCCGTCATCGGTTACATATTTTAAAACAAAATTGTCGGCCGAATCAAAAATCTTACGAGTCTGCGGGGCAAGTCTGGTAAAAATGTATCGAGCACTCGCGGCATCCTTCCCTCCCGCCAGGCGCGTTCCAAACTGCCCCGATGGCTCAATCAAGTTGAGATTGTTAGAGCCCACAAAATTTTGGGCCAAATTTACAATCGTCCCTTGGAGGCTCGCTTCGCCGTGGTGATAGGCTGTGTGCTCTGCGACATATCCAGCCAATTGTGCCACCTTCATGTCGGTCGTGAGATTTTTCTTGAGACACGCATAAATCACCTTGCGCTGACTCGGTTTGAGGCCATCAGCCACGTGAGGAATAGATCTCTTAATATCCTCGGCACTGAAATTCGCCATGTCTTTGTAAATGAAGTCGGTCACTGGCAGGGCCTTGACCTTTCCGTATGGGACACCTGGGGGAGGTTTGGCCATATGGGTCGTGAGCCAGTCCTTGCGATCGTCCGATTGCGCTTTTGAAAATGCCAGATTCATAGACTCATTCATTTTCGGATCAGAATTGAAAGCGACCGTGAGCCGCTCGATCTGTTTGAAATATTCCTTGGCCTCGGCACTCGTGGAGGTTCCCAGACCCTTGTAATACTTGACTGGACCTGAAGTCGCGGGAGACTGGCGGAACTCCTCCTCGGTAAAATACCACACCTTCCCGGCCTTGATGACAGGTGTAATCATCGAGACTACAAACCCGAGCTCAATGAGGTTCGGCCAATAGACGTGAAACATATTGAGGACGAGGCCCTTGATGTGACTTCCGTCAAGGTCTGCGTCGGTCATGATCATGAGCCGCCCATACCGCAAGTCTCGCAGGTTTGTGTAGACCTTTCCGTGCTGAAGTCCAAGAATCTTTTTGAGATTGCTAAATTCTTCATTATCTGTCACTTGCTTCACGGTCGCGTCTCGGACGTTACGAGGCTTTCCTCTGAGCGGAAAAACGCCATATGCATTTCGGCCGATGACGCTCAGGCCCGCGATCGCGAGAGCCTTGGCAGAGTCACCCTCCGTGATGATGAGTGTGCACTCGTGGGACTTGTGGGTTCCGGCCCAGTTGGCATCATCGAGCTTCGGGACACCCGTGATCCTAGACTTTTTTGTCCCATCCGTCTTCTTGAGCTCTTTGTCATTTTTTGCAGCTCCCAGAGCTAGCAGGTCGTCCAGCACGCCAGACGCAAGAACATCCTTTATAAATTTTGGTTTAAAATCGAAAGTTTCAGAGATTCGAGAAGTGCATTCTGCCTTGGTCTGGCTGCTGAAGGTTGGATTAATTAACACGGCCCGGACAAAAACAAAGAGGCTTGATTTGATCTGAAAGGGTTTGACGGTCACGCGTTTGTCTTTGGCCACTTCATTGACTAGAGCATTGACAAATTTTTCAACGTGACTGCCGCCCTTGGTCGTCGCTATACCATTGACCCACGAGCACTGTTGAAACCCGTTTCGTGAGTGACCGACCACAATATCGAAAGAGTCGGTATGCATCTTGACGAGCGGGATGTCACCTGTGTGCATACGAGCATACTCTTCGAGCGATCGAACTTCAAGCAATTCCATATTAAAATATACCTTGGCCTTCGAGCACCACATGGCTGCGTCCCATGTTCGCTTCTCGGCAATCTTGAAAAAATCTCCCAAACCTCCGAACCGGGGCAGGTCCGGTTGAAACCCGATACCCACGTATACAGCCCCTGGTCGGTCCTCGACAACTGGCGGGTCGCATCGGCTCATGTTTGAATGCCACATTTGCCTATAGAATTTCTTCCCATCACCAATTGTGATCCAAAATTTGGAACTAAAAATATTTGCAAGCTTGGCCCCGTATCCATTGCGCCCACCCGTCACTCTCTGGTCCGAGTCGTTATAATTTGAGCTCGTCAGAAGGTGGCCGAAAATGAGTTCAGGAATCCAGAGAGCTTCTCCTCGAGCGTCTTTCTCCTTTTCATGCTTTTTGATAGGAATTGAAACTCCATAATTTGCGATCGAAATTGTGTCGTCCCGAATATCTACACAGATTCGATCAATCTTCTTGGGGTGCAGAGAATACTGGTCGATTGCATTGACAAGGATCTCATCGAATATTTTTACCAACCCAGGTGAAGCATGTAAAATAATAGGCTCAAAACCATCTGTTCCATTGCTCCAGAAAGTTGAACTTTCAGGGGCAAGGGTTCCCACATATGAGTCCGGGCGTTTGAGTATATGTTCGACGTGTGAGAGCCGTTCATATTGTTGCATTTTGTATTTACACGCGCCACCTCTTTAGGCTCAGTATAAGCAGAACGAGAAGAACACATGTGATAATAGGCCAAAAGTTTGTCCTCTTTTTCGTAAGTTCCTCGTATGCTTGTTCTGGTGTAAATAAAGATTTTCCCAGACGTTCGTTGACTTTATTATGAATTTGGACTGACCACTCGAATACACGAGTTTCTGGAAATGGATACCTTTCAAGGAGTTCTGTAAAATGACTCGCACAGGTCGGACATGGAAGACTATTTGTGAATTCTGTTACAAAATTGGGAGTTGCTGTACCGGCCAGGCAGGCCGTATGAAATGTGGCCCAGAAGTGTGGTCCCCATATTTCAGGTCCCATTCTGATTATATGCAATTTTTAATTTTATACCCTCCTCTTAACCTCAGAACCAAGTGAATCGTCGACTCTTTCTGAAGGTTATAGTCTGCAAGAGTTCTATTGTCCTCGAGCTGCTTTCCTGCAAAGATGAGGCGCTGTTGATCGGGTGGAATGCCTTCTTTGTCCTGAATTTTTGCCTTTACATTCTCAATCGTGTCACTGGACTCGACCTCGAGCGTAATCGTCTTCCCTGTGAGAGTCTTTACGAAGATTTGCATTTGTTACTATACTTTTATAGTTTTTATATTGAGATTAGTACCTAGCCGATTATGTATGAATCTGGCCCTATTCCGAGACAGTCTCCATTGAAGTCTGGCAGGGCCTGACAAACTTTTAACAAAACTAGTCGGCTCTTTAAGAATATTCTGGACCCTGATGAGACGGGACGTGTTTACATTGGCCCTGAGTTTCTTAAAATTTTGATTTAAATTCATGTTCGGATTTCGACTGAGTCTATAGAGGATTTGCTGTATAGTCAGGGAAGGCCGGGCCAGGAGCTTTGGTTGACGTATTTTGTATCCATAATTTGGAGGTAAATGCGTGTGAGTGCGACTTCCTGGTCTCGGGGGGCGTATAGACTTTTTTATGTATGATTCATACCGAATATGTTCCCTGGTCCTGGCCGACTCCCTTCCCTTGTTCCAATTGCTCTCCTTTTTAGGCGCGTTTATTCCAGCTCCTACGTTTGTCCTGAAGTTTCCAGGAGGTAAACAGGCGTTTACTATGTAGACACCCGGACCGAGTTTATCGATAACAGACTTGATCTGAAGAGTAGTTCCGTGATTAATTTTGTTATAAATTTCGGTTCGCAGAGGTGCTGGTTCTAAAGCAAGATTATTTGCAGTGACGGTTCTAGATCGCATGAGTGGAAGTTTCCAGACATATCCAAATGATGGAAATGAATTATTTTTAAATTCTAAAGAAACATTCGGACACATTTCATTTTCAAAAAAGGTTCTCGACAGTATCTCTCCATGATGGAGTCCCGCGCGGGCCGCTTTTCCCTTGAAGAAATTTACTATGTCGCTATTATTCCTGAAATATTGTTGGGCCAGGATCCGCCCGGCACCAATAAACATACACCGTCCAGGTTTCGCCAAGAATATGACGACCGTATTCTTTGGAACGACCCATGAAATGTTATTGGCCTCGTTCACGGTCGCGAGACGTCCATGAGCCTCGATGAGCTTGGCCCCGAATTGCTTATACGTAGTGACAATTTTATCTTCTAGATTTTCGGATCTCTTGGCTCCTCGTGTAGCCAACATACTACATTATTATATTAAATTTTCACGAGCTTGAATCTTTTTGCCTCGCGCTTATCCCGGTTGTTCTGATCTTTATATTTTACATAATTCTTCAGCGTTTTTAGGTTTTTTGGATCTAAAATGAGTTTCCGGGCCTTGAGCCACTCGGCCCGGGCCTTGGCCGTCTTGATGGCGTTTATATTTGTCAGGTAGTTTGAAAAAACAGGACTCACGGACTTGTGACGAGCGACGTAATTCCTGACCGTGTTCCTATTATTCTTGGTGAGTTTAGTCCAGTAATTATTGAATTTTGATTCAATATTCTTGCGGCGCTCGGTCCTTGGGCTGTTCACGGGAATCGGCAG